CGGCAGCGTCGCAGTCCTCGTGGTAGCCCTCGTTGCACTCGCACTCCACGCCACACTCGTCGGTGCAGGGAGTGGAGTAGCACTCGGGGCAGATGTTGTCGGGGTGGTATCTCATAGTTTCTCTCCACATTTTGGGCAATAAGTAAATTTAATTAACCTACCAACTTGTAATTCAACAAGTGATTCAACATCGTAAGTGTGAGTCAAGTGGTCACACTTGGAGAAAGTTGTTTCTTCAAGCGCAAGTTCCTCCATTTCGTCCTCGTTGTAGGAGCCAAAGCCACCATCAAAATACTCAACGCAATAAGAAAAGAAGATTTCGTAAACAGTGGCAAAAGACACCCCTGCTTGCACTTTGTCCCCAATTTTAAATTTGGGCACGCCGCCCTGTGCATAATCCATGATTACCTTCCTTCTCGGTCTGCAAGACTAACGCAGATAATGATGGCAATAAAACAAGCGGAAAGAATTAACGGCATTCTGCTTCCACCTGAATCGTTGCAACTGGTGACTTCTCCCCTGCTGCTGGCTTGTAGCCGTGACCAAAGCACAGTTCGTAAGGCATGAGGTTGTTGTGCCTCAACTGACCAAACAAATTGTGACCGATTGGCTGACCACAGTTAGCACAATCGCCAACCATTTCCAAAACCGTCCATCCGTACTTCTCACTGTAAGGCATATTGCTTCCCTTCTGTTTGTTGTTGTTGAGTGCGTCGGGTGGGGGTCGAACCCACGACTCTCGGATTAAAAGTCCGGCACTCTACCAACTGAGTTACCGACGCAAACTATACTACCACAACTTAGTCTACCTTAGTGTATCTCCTATTGTCGGACAAAACCCAATTGTCGAACACAGGGTCATAATACATTGGGGGTGGAACATTCCGGGTGCGCCGGAGAGCGCGTCGTTGGCGCTCTGAAGTGCCGCCCCAAATACCGTACTTAATGTAGTTAACCAATGCATAGTCCAAACACTCATCTGCAACTACGCACTTAGCGCAGACAGCCTTTGCTTCTTCCACTTGCAATGTACTACCTCGCTCTGGAAAAAACAAGTTGGTGTCAACGTTGTCAATCTTGCACTGCCCCTTAGCAACCCACTCAAGTTGCTTTTCCATCCTGTCCATGTTTCCCCTTTACTTGTTGTGTGGGCCGGGAGGGATTCGAACCCCCGTAGCATTACGCGGCGCGTTTACAGCGCGCTTCCTTTGGCCTCTCAGACACCGACCCTTGGTGCTGCGTACATCATATCACACACAAACAGCGTGTGCAAACCGATACACAGTGCTATGATGCCACACGCCAGTCCTATGGCAACTCCCGGATGGTCCGGGGGGGCAGCACAGTAAAATTCCAACATTGGTAAGGGTGGCCTGAAAGGGTCACCCTTATTAATTTCTATGGTAGGTTGACGTTATGGATATGCAATATTTCTACACTCCGCAACAATGGGTTGTGGCTCTCTATGAAAAGCAAGGGCGCACATACCGAGAGGTTGCAGTTATCTTTAGCGGTGAACTAGACCCTGCACAGGCTTTTGAAATCTTGTCTGAGTTCGGCAACTGCTACCCACCCCGGCAAGCAATTGACTATGGAGTGGAGTTTCAGAAAGTCAACCCCGAAGTCAAGGGATTGGAGTTTGAGGTTCGTCTGATTCGTCAAGCCACGAACAAGGTTGTCGGCATTGTTCTGTGGGATGCAGACACTGTTCAGTGCTGCTTGGAAGATTACGCAGCCAAAGAACGGCGTTACTACTTAGTCACGGCAGAGATTGAACTGTCGGGCGAACAACTGGACGAAGATTTTGATGACCTCGATTGGCAGGAACTTATTGCCACAGGTTGTTTCAATCCGGTTGACATGCAAGAGTTAGACGTGCTAGAGTCGGACAACCAACCAGAAAGGTAACAAAATGGCAGCAGGAGAAATCCATTGGATTGCACCGGATGACCAAGATGAAATGGTCATTACCGAAGGCCACTACGGCGGCTACGTTATTACTGTTGTGGGCGTTGCTCACGAAGTCATCGAACACGAATACTTGCCCTACGACATTATTCCGTTGGCTGATGGCAAAGGCGCATACGTTGCTTTGTGTATTCAACACCTTCAGAGTTTGCAAGAAAATGCCCCTGACGAATTCTTTGAGGGTCTTGCTTGTGGCCTGTTCATCGGTGAAGTGATGATGCGCGCTCTTAGTCGGCTGGTGAACGGTGAGTAAGTTTCTTACACCAGAACTCATCGAACAGCAAGAGCGTTTGCGAGCGCATTGGATTATTGACAAGGCGCAACGCAACAACGATGACCCTGCTAAGTCTCTAACCCTTCACGCTGTCAGTCGTTCTCTCATTGAAGAGTTGGCTGGAGCAGTTCCAGAGTTGGAGCGCAAGGTCAAACGCAACAAAGAAGATAACATCTATGCGTGGGCCAGCGAAAACTTGGGGCGCAACGTCACGATTCAAGACGTAGTTGATGGCTTTAAGGTTTCTATGCCGACTGCCTACAAGATTATTCGTGAGCATCCTGATTGTTTTATCAAGGTATCGTGGGGCGTGTATTCAGTTCGGGATGGACGAGCAGACCGTGAGGCTGCAAAGTCCAATAAGGACGATGTTTAAATACACAGGTGTATAATAATGTTGCTTCACCAAGCCGGTCCCCTTTGGTTATGGTAAGCCGTTGATGAGTGGGGCAGGGAGGAACGAGTTGCCTGCCCCACTTGTCACTTTCAACTACTATAGGAGGAAACATGTCTGAGATTGCAGACGAAATGAAGATGATTAAGCAGACCCCACGCCCTCGCAAGTTGGGTGGCATGCGTGGAGGAAGCCCCAAGACTATTGCTCGCCGCCAGCAGTTGATGAACGATGCAAACGAGTGGTACTTGTGGAAGTCTGGCGCTAAGACTGGTGGAGACACTGGACAGGCTCTTCGCACCCTTATCGGCGTGAACTCACTCAAGGGCATGGACCGTAGCGCTCTTCCCTATCAGGCAACTGCTCGCCTTAACGAAACTGGAACGTGGGACATTTACGTTCGCTACGTTGGCGAGACAGTTAACGCCTAATTTGTTGCACTAACGCAACATTAATCGCAATAAAGCAAAAGGCCGGGGGCAAAACCCCCGGTCTTTTTGTTGTGTTTGTTGCGTCAGTTAAATGTCAAGAATGTTTGATGCCCAACTTGGTTCCATCGCTGCGCCCAGTTCGGTCATCTTGCCAGCAAACATGTTGCGAGCCATTTCAATTTGAGCCTCAGACAGTCGAAGGTCTTGGCTAAGGATGATTGCCATGAACGCTGCGCCGACCAAAGAGGCTTGATGTTCTTCAAGTTCTACAACGCGCTTGTGCAAATCATGCTTCATCATAAATTCTAGAGAAGATTGGAAACGGTCCCATGCTCGCTCCATGACTTCAATAAGAGCGCGCGTGTGTTCTACACCAGCCTTGTCGGTCACAGCAAGTACGCCGTTTAACTCTTCCATCTTTTCTTCAAGAATAAGAGTCCATTGTTTCATCTTGGAAGCAAGTACAAAGGCTTCGATTTCTGGATGCCCCAATGGCTCTGGTTCGCCCAATTTCGCAGCCAAGGTGGTCAGTTCGTCTTTCATCTTTGCCACAACTGCGCCCTTGCTGTGCTTGGCTGTGTTGCCAAGATGCCACTTGCAGGTTCCAAACCCAAAATGGTCAGTACCCATACCAGCAGTTTTGACGCAATAGCGAACAAGCCCAAGTTCGGTCAAACGCTTGTCCCTTACTTTGGACCCGCATTTGCCTTCAATGGGCTGTTCGCTACCGGGAATTTTTAAGTCTGGAAAATGACTTTCCCAAATTTCTTCTGGTGTCATTTGCTAATCCTTTGTTAGACTGCAACCTTTTTCCGGCTGCGGTAATCCTTGATTTTTGCGTTGTGGGCTGCAAGACAGGCAGGGCAAGGCTCCATGCCACGCTTACGCTCCACTTGATAGCCACCATCGGTTCCATGCTTGATGGGCAGTTCTTCTTTCATAACGTTGCTCACATAATCCCGGTAAACGGTTTTGCGAACAACCTTTAAACGCCTGCGAATACGCTGACGCTCACGTTCGGTTGTGCCACCCCAATAGCCGTAATCTTCATAGACCAAGGCGTATTCTAAGCATTGTTGAGCAACAGGGCAACCGGCGCACAAAGCCTTAACGTTCTTGCTGACCATTTCGGCAAAGAAATCTTCGGTTGTGTTTCGGCAGGCTGCTTGTTGCTGCCACTCAAACGATGGTGTTTCACTCATTGGTTCCCCTTTGTTGTTAACCGATATACTACCACGAATGACAACCATGTTGGTCGGGCACACCATAACCACCGTTAATTTTTTTGGCAACGGCAATTTGCTGAACCGGAGTGGCATCGGCTGCACTTGCAGGGAAACCCATACCCCGGCTGTAGTAAGTCCAGTTGTGGTTGGTAATGCCAAGGCCACCTGAATACAGAGAGCCTCTAACGTGCCAGTTGCCACCTTCTTCGCAAATAGAAACCCTGCTCCATGCTTGAATATCGGCAGCGGTCACGCCCCAAGGCCAACCATGAGGGCGCTTGTGGTGGACAATGGGAGCATGTTTTGGGGTCCCATGCAAAGGACCGTGAAATCTAGGTTGTGCAGCCTGCGCGCTATTGCTTGCAGCAATGGACAACAGGGTAGCAAAAATGACAATAACAAGGTGAAAACGGTTTTTCCGCATAACACTTTCTTTCGGTAGCGCGTCATCGTTGACGCATTTCTTTCAGTTGTGGTGCGGGCAACCGTTTGTCTCATTCATACCCCAGTCCGGTTCCGGTGTGGAATTCATCGGCCTAATCTATAGCGATAAAGGGTGTGAGCCGGTTCATGGCCCTTGTTAGTTCATATTTAACCTCATGCTCCAGTGTAGCACACTATTCAAGTGTTGACAACTTAGTGTTCGATGTTGATGAGTTTAGCAGGCAGGCTCACATATGGAGACCACTTGGCTGCTGCTGTGACTGCGCCCTTAACTGCTTGGACGCTGAAGGTTGGCTGGAAGGAGAGATAACCAATTGCGTAGGGTCCGCCTGCACCGATGGCCATGAAGGGTGATTTGATTTCGACGGTTGAAAACCCTTGTGTCTGAAAAAGAACAATGGGTTCACCGGGCGAAACAAAAAGGACTTCCGAGTCTGACCAATCTTCTTCATTTTTACTTTCTTTCAATAGTGCAATAAGAACATCAACCGTAATGGGGGCATCTTTGATTTGATTAATCATGTTGATAATGCGCCAAGAGCCAACTGCTCCAACGATGCCACCCCCGGCATGCTTTACTGCTTTGGCGGTATTTGACTGTATCACAATTCCGTCACCTACTGCGGCAGAGTCGTAGCCAACGCAACAACCGTTCTTATGCGTGTATGCAACCAAAACGCTCATCAGTACCTCGGCATCCCTGCGTCCCACGCACCGTCAACCAGCCAAGTGCGGTCACGAACAAGGCGGTCAGGCCAGTTCACGCCTTGCAAGCGGTCTCCACGATAACGCTTAACGTGCATCACCGTAGGGTCTTGAGTGTCCTTGTAGAGCGAGATTCCGATTTCGGGCCATGCCATCCAACGCTGTGAACCCATCGGGGACAAATCACGACGCTCGCCCTGCTTGCCCTTTGCTGCGTGATGTTCCATGATAAGAGCAAACCCATACTTCGTACGAAGGTCATCCAAAACAGCCATTGCCTCATCGGCGGAATCCTCGTAAGATTCGCTAGAACCCCTTCGATACATCTTGTAGATAGGGCCGATGCAAACAAGGTCGGGCTTGTGAAAAGCAATCTCTCGCTGAAGTTCTGCCTTGTCTGACAGGCTGCGGATTTCGATACCACCGGGCTTACGCCAGAAACGAATTCTACTGTCATCGTAGCCATCAGGGTTTCGGTCAAAGAGGTGCTGTGCGAATGGAACAGCCGTTTGCAAGATTGCCTGCGCCGGGTTCTCCAAGTCCACAATCAACGCACGAATAGGCTTAATGCGTTGGTGGCTAAAAGGGTGGAAACCCTGAGCAGCAGACATGGCAATCGTACGCAGCAACAACGACTTACCAGCACCCTCCTCAGCGACAACAATCGTTCGGTAGTCTTGGTGCATCATGCCGGGGATAACAACCGGGGACAACTCCTCGGCGGTCATGGACAGTTCGCCAAGGGTGACGGATTCTGGCCCATTGTTCGTGAAGGCTCCAATGGTGGACACAAACTTCTCCACGCCCTCAGCCTCGCCGTATGGGTCTTGCCCAGCATAGAGAGAGTCAATGCCCTCCATCAAACGATGCATCAACTTGCGTGAAGTTCCATGCTTAGCCACGATTTCGGCGTAGGTACGAGCGTTGGTGTATGACGGAGTTTCCAGCATCATCTCCATCAACGCTGGCATCACTTCGCCGTTGTTCATTTCCGACGAGACAACAAGTGCGTCAACCTCGGAGCCGCTATTGACCAGTCGGCAAATCGTGCCGTAAATCTCACCGTTCACTGGACTGTAAAAATCTTCAGCCTTGCAAACTTCCATAGCAGCGATGGCTGCGCCGGAGTTCAACAGCATGGCTCCAATCAAACTGCGTTCTGCCTGTGAATCGTGAGGAGGCGTTTGTTTGCTCACTGTTCCCTTTCCTACTTCCAGTAGCCCAACGGCTTTCGCTGACCCTGTGCGTCTAACTCATATGGTACACCATTTGCACCGACCAGTTGGCCCTTTGAGTTGACAGGACGAATGTAGCCGTACTTTGCAGGGTTGTCAAATCGAGTTTCCCACTCACCGTTCTGGCTATCCACCCACTCACCTTCTCGGTCGTACAAGTCGTAGATGGTGGCAGCAACCATTTCTGCGCCATCGGGGACGTAGTTCTCAACTTCGTCAGCCTTGGCTGAGTAGTCAGCCCACCTTTCGTTCGGTCCGAAGAACGTGGCAGCGTACAGCGTGTACTTTTCGTCCTGCCCCAAACGCTGTGCAGCGTACTGCTTCACTGCGGCAAGCAGGTCATCGTACTTCACGCCCTTCTTCAACAGGGCACAGAAAGCCTTGTACGCCCCTGCCTTGTTGACGTGCCTTGGGTACAACTTCCACACAACGTCAAATTGCTCGTCGTAGGAAACCTTGCTCCGCTTTTTGGAAGTAGCAGAATTCTGAGCATTATTATTCTTAATATTAGTGTTTATAATCGGCTGGCAATCTGCTGCCACCCCCTCTGGCAACTGGTTGCCACCCCCCTCGGTCGCTCCCAAAGGCCAAAGGTAGTAGATGTTGCCCATTTGAGCGTTGTTGGAGTAGGTCTCCTGAACAGTGATTGCCCCTGCGTCCCTCAACTCATAAATGGCTGCACGCGCAGTTCGCTCGCTCACGTCCAACAAGGCTGCGATGGACGAATGAGTAGTGCCGGGGATGCTGAGAACATCCATCAACGCACCCTTCATGTAGCCCCACAGTCGCACAGCCCTATCGGACAGCATGGGGTGGGTCAAAATCCACGAAGGGATGCTGACCGATGTTTCGCCGGTAACGTCACCGACAATTGTTGTACCGCTAAACCGAGCAGTTGATAGAACCGCCCTACCGTCAGCCGAGTACCTCGTCGTTGGTAAATCCTTCATTCATTCCCCTTTTCGCTAGAGCGACGATTAAGCCACCCATGACACTTCCTTCATCTTCTACATCAATTCCATCGGTCACAGCATCTACGATGCGCCGCTTCTTCTCAAGCAGGCTGTAGATATCCTCGTCAATGGTGTCAGGTGCTAGAAGATACCACGCCGTTGCACCATGCAAGTCGTTTGCACGACCGTACGCACGACTGGCGCACTGTTCGTGGATTGCTGGTGTCCAGCCCAACTCACAGAATACCACATCCGAAGCGGCGGTCAAGGTCAAACCTTCCGATGCTGCGGTCATGTTGGCAACAAACACACGACAGGTTGGGTCGGTTTGAAATCTGTCCACAGCGTTTTGCCTGTCAGCAACGGACACACCGCCACGAATCTTGACAGCCTTGTCGGCGTAGCGAGCGTGAAGTTTTTCTACAAACTCAATATGCTCGGCAAACACAATCACTTTTTCATCGCTGCTTGATTCCAAAAAGTTGTCTAACCAAGACGTAATGCTGTCGTATTTAATCTTAGATACAGCGTCACGTAAACCAGTGATTTGAATTAAATGACGTGCTGCTTCAAGCCGGATTTTTTTTTCCCAATAAATGTCATCGCCATTTTCACCGCTTTCTTGTGCCAGTTCTTTGGCTCGGTTGGCGAAGTACTCAACAACGTCATGTTCTACAGATTGATACCATTTTGTCTGAGTTTCGTTGATTTCTAAAAACTGCACAGCGTTACGCAGTTCGGGCAGTTCAGCATAAACGTCTTTTTTAACACGACGCACAAAACATGTAGAACGCAATTTGTTGTTGAGTTCTTTTGTGTTATTAGCAACATTTTTTGATGGTGCATAACGCTCTTTAAAACGCCATGAACCGCCAAAGTCTTTGAGCCTATTAATGGCTTCTAGTTGAGGAATAAGTTCTTCTGGTCTGTTGGTAATAGGCGTTCCAGTCAATAACAATACAAAATCATTGTCACTCAAACGCTTAGCAAGTTGCATCACTGCTGCTGTTCTTTTAACAGTCCAACGTTCAAACGGCACAATGTTGGTTGCTTTGCATGCAGAACAGTTTTTGGAGTTGGAGCGTACTTGCGCCTCGCACTTGGGGCACACATGCCGACGCTTGCCGTTTTTGATTGCGTGAGATTCATCGACAATCAAAGACTTGTATCCGTGTGCAACAACGTCAGGGATGCGTTCGTAGGAAATGTCGTAGTTCATCACCACGACGTCACAGGTAGGAATAGGAACGGACTTTGTGCCGGTAAGGACCTGCACGTTGAGGTGCGGGAAGAACTTAGAGATTTCTCGTTTCCAGTTCAACTTCAGCGTGTTAGGACACACTACAACAGCAGGGAAGGCGTTTTCTGTTGCTACAGTCGCAATGGCTTGCACAGTCTTTCCAAGACCCGGTTGGTCACCAAGGATTGCTTTGCGAGCCTTTATCAAATAAGCAACTCCTGCTTTTTGATACGGCAACAACTCCCCGTTGATGTTTGGAATTTCAATGTCTGCGTCAAGGGCCAGCGAAGAATCAATCATTGCTTGCTGTTGACTAAAGAGTTTTGTCATGTGCAACGTAAACTCTTGAGACATGCTGATACCAAAATTTAATGCGAAGTTGACAACTTCACGAGTGTCAGACAGGTTTGCTTCCCAAACAGATTTCTTGTTGCTCCAAGTCACGTTGGGAATCTGAACCTTAACTTGGTCAATCTTTTTGGGGTCGTAGTTAAACGCAATGACAATTTTGCCATCTTCAAGACGCACTTCATCTTTGGCATGGAATGTTGAAGGCACAACAGTATTGCCGACAATTTCTGCTGGCATTGGGATATTCCACTTTTTGCCAAGTGCGCGCAACGCCGGAGCAGCCTCTAACGGAAACGAATTAAGTTTTTGTTCGGGATGCCAACGCCTTCCTTCAATGTTGCGACAATCTTCCACAAACGCTGCGCTATAACGCGCTTTGACAAATACATACTCCCCGCTTATCCAAGCAGCATTGACACGAGATAGGGAAAAGGTCATGTTCAAAGTCTAGTCTTGTGTATTGCAAATGTATCGGCGGCCTGTGTCTACGCCAGAACAAAAGTTCTGGTACAATGATGTTCCACCAATGAAAGGGGCAGCATGGCAAAGAAAGCCAATGAAACCAGCCTTGAAGATGTTCTCAAGGAAATCAACGACCAGTTCGGACCGAACAGCATTGTCCGGCTTAACGGCGATTCAATTGTTCCAGTGGAGACCATTTCGACTGGCATCCTGCCGTTAGACCTTGCTCTCGGAGTTGGCGGTCTGCCGCGTGGGCGCATTGTTGAGTTCTACGGCCCACCATCGTCGGGCAAGTCAACGCTGGCGCTTCATGCCATTGCAGAGGCTCAAGCAAGGGGTTTGGTGTGTGCTTACGTTGACGCCGAGCATGCGTTCGACAGCATTTACGCCAAGGCTATCGGCGTGGACATTGACCAACTCTTGTTCTCGCAGCCAAATAACGCCGAAGAAGGTTTGGAAATCACCATTCGCCTCACCGAGAGCAACAAAGTTGCTTTGATTGTTGTGGACTCAGTTGCAGCACTTGTGCCGCGCGCCGAGATTGAGGGCGAAATGGGTGATGCTCACGTTGGGAAGCACCCACGACTGATGGGACAGGCTCTTCGCAAGATGACCGGGTTTGTCTCCAAGACGAACACGCTGGTCATTTTCATTAATCAGTTGCGTGAATCCATTGGCAAGATGTACGGCCCGACCGAATACACGCCCGGTGGCAAAGCGCTCCCTTACTACGCATCGGTTCGTCTTGACGTTCGACGCATCCAAACAATCAAGACCGGGGACGAAGCAACAGCCAACCGAACCCGCGTCAAGGTTGTGAAGAACAAGGTTGCTCCGCCACTCAAAGAGGCAGAGTTTGACTTGCAGTATGGAGTTGGTGTACCGAAGGCTAACGCCCTTGTTGACTGCGCCCTTGACTTTGGACTGATTAAGAAGTCCGGTGCATGGTTTGCCTACGAAGGCGAGCAGATTGGTCAGGGCAAGGCTAAGGCTTCAGCGTTCATCGCAGCGCGTCCCGAAATGTACGAAGAAATTTACGGTCGTGTTATTCAGGCTGCTGGCATTGCCAAGGTTGACACCCCCAAGGAATTTGACGATGACAACGACGAATACTAAACTCGCTCACGAACAAGCAATTGTGCAAGCAGTAAAAGAGTGGTACACTACACATACCTACGGCCCTAGTTTCAGAAACTTGTCAGAAATGACAAGCATCTCGCTCGGAACCGTGTACAATGTGTGCCAAGACCTACGAGAAGTAGGAATCTTGGACTTCCAAGATGGGGTCGCAAGGACCATGAAAATAAAGGGGAAGCAATGAAGCCAGTAGAAATCATCCCGGTTTGGGACAAAACCGAAGAAGAGTGGTTGGAACTTCGCAAGGGCGGTATCGGTGGGTCCGATGCTGGAACTGTTTGCGGTGTGAACGCCTACAAGTCTCCCTACGCACTGTGGGCTGAAAAGACGCACACCGTCGAAGTGGAGTTCACCGGCAATGAGGCTACAAAGTGGGGACACCGCTTGGAGCGCGTTGTGGCTGAGGCGTACGCCGAAGATTACAGCCGGGCAATTGTTGAGTGGCCTGTCATCCTTAAGTCAGAGGAAAACCCATTCATGTTTGCCAACCTTGACTTTCTTGAGGTTGAGCCAAGCGATGAGTTTCCTGCTGGTCAAGTGACCACGTGGCGTTTTCGTGAAGTGCCCCCAAACGTGCTTGGTATTCTTGAGGTCAAGACTTCTGGCATTGCTACGCATGGCAACGCTGCTCACTGGGCAAACAATCAAATCCCTCAGTCATACATGCTGCAGGGCTACCACTACGGCATCGTGACCGGCATTGAGAAAGTTACGTTTGCTGCGCTTGTCGGCGGTCAAGGTTTGCAAGTGCGAGAAATGCAATGGGATGACAGCATTGCAGAAAACATCGTCATTGCTGAGTCACAATTTTGGGACATGGTGCAACTTGGCATTGCCCCCGAAGTGGATGGCAGCGATGCTACTGAGGCTGTTCAGCAACAGCGTTACCCGCGCCACGAAGAAGGCAAAGAGTTCAAGGGTGACAGCGTTTTTGGCGTTTTGTGGGATGAGTTTAACCACGCAAAGAAGGCTGCTGAGGAAGCAGACCAGCGTCGTAAGGAACTGCGAGCCAAGATTATTGAGACCATTGGCAACGCAGAGTTTGCCAGTGTCAACGGAATTCCTGTGCTATCATACAAGGCAGGCAAGGACGTGGAGAGTTTGGACACCGACCGCATCAAGCGTGAGGCTCCCGAAATCTTTCAACAGTTCAAGAAAATTCGTCCCGGCTCACGCACTTTGCGTGGTATCAAGTGAACCGACTTGACAGCACCACGCAGGCTGTGTTAGGGTATACAAATCACCACGAAAGGGGAAGCAAATGATGGAACGCAGCATTGAAATTGACAAGTTGGCCTTTGCTCTGGTAAAAGCACAGGCAGAGTTCTCGGCAGTGCCGAAGGATTCCAACAACCCATTCTTTAAGAGCAAGTACGCAGCGTTGCCTGACGTTGTGAAGCACACTGCTCCTGTGCTTGCAAAGCATGGGTTGGCAGTTAGCCAGTTTATCAGCAGTTTTGATACGCTGACTACTTACCTGCTTCACGAATCCGGTCAGTTTATTGCTCACGAAATGAAGTTGCACCTTGTCCCGGACAAGAACGATGTGATTACGCCGCAAGCACAGGGCGCAGCAGTTACCTACGCTCGTCGCTACTCGTACATGGCTGCACTCGGCGTTGTTGCCGACGATGACGATGATGGCAACTCTGCTTCGCAAAGCAGCCCTCGGAACCAAAGCAACGCTCGTCCGACGCAGCAAAGCCTTGGCAACAAGGTTGCCAATGCGTCCGGTGGCAATATGGCTACCGAGCCAATGACTAAGGCAATTTGGGCTATCAGCCACAAGGGCCTTAACATGAGTGACTTCCAAATGCAGGAAGCCATTGAGAAGGTGACTGGTCACGCCAGCCCTGATTTGAAGAACTTGACCTACGATGAGGCCAAGGCAGTAATCGAATACCTTAAGTCCCTACAAGACAACAACTAGGAGAACACAATGAGTGCTTCTATCACTATTAGCGGAAACATGACGCGCAACCCTGAGTTGCGTTACTCAGACACTGGAACTGCACTTGTGCGTTTTGGTGTTGCAGTTTCCTACAAGACCAAAACCAAGCCTGAGACCACTTCGTTCTACGATGTTGTTGCGTTCAACTCGCTTGCAGAGAACGTTGCTGCCTCGCTTGCTTCTGGCAACCGTGTCAACGTGACTGGTCGTGTTGAGGTTCGCAAGTACCAGAAAAAGGACGGTACTGAGGGAACTGCTGTCGAAATCGTCGCTGACGAGATTGGCCCATCGTTGCGCTGGGCAACTGCAACCATTGAAAAGAATTCCAAGGATTCTGGCTACGGTGGTGGCAGCGGTGGCAGCGAAAACTGGGATGCATTTTAAGTCATGCAGGATAACTCGGCTCCACTGAGTTACCAGCATATTGAAAATGCTCTTCGTGATGCCATTAACAAAATGGCTGACCTTACGCAAGATTTTGCGACAACTGCTGATGACTACGCTGTTGCAGAGGCTACTTACAAGGTAGAATTTGCAAAGGCGCGGTTGTCGGCGCGCGCAAAAGGTGACCACGAAGGTCGCAAAGTCACAGAAAGCAATGCCGACGATATTGCCACAGTCGCTACCGAAAGTGAACGTTTTCATATGGAGCGAACCAAGGCGCAGCACGATGCTGCTCGTCAGGCATTGCTGTCTGTGCGAAGTCGCATTGATTCACTGAGAAGCCTGATGACTTCGCACCGAGAAGCAGGAGGATAAATGTCTTACGATAAAGACCTTAATGAGTATATTCAAGAACTTGAAACCGAACTTACTCAAGCCAACAAGAAGATTGTTGACCTGACAGTCCAGTTGGCATTGGCTCATCGTAAAATTGCTTTGTTTGAAGAGCAAGCAAGGCATTACTATCTCTGATGAAACGAAAAACCCCCCTCACCACTAAGAAACCTCTTAGGGGAGGGGGGTCTTTGCGTTCTAAAAAGCCTTTGCAGCAACGCACTCCACTTGCATCAAAGACCCGGCTCAAGGCTAGGTCTAAAAAAACGGAGCGCGCATACGATGAGCGTCGCAAGTTTGTGGAGAAATTTCTTGCGGACAATCCTTATTGCCAAGTGCGATGGGATGTTCACTGCCAAGGTCTTAGTGTAGATGTACACGAAACAATGTTTAGGTCACACGGCGGAGAAATTGTTGGGAATGACCCCACGCAGTTTGTTGCTACTTGTCGCTACTGTCATGGTATGATTCACGACAATCCAAATGAAGCACACGACAGAAGATTTAGGAAATGGTCATGGGAACAGTAATTCACAACGTAGAAGTTGTTAAGCAGAACAATGTTTACCAATGTTCTTGCCATTGTGGCTGGCGAACCAAAGAGCAACATCGTGAAGTTGCGTTTGGTAAGTCGTATTTGCACTTGGCAGAGTCACAGTTGACAACCAAATGAGCGATTTTCAAAATTATGAGATGGCACAATTTTGGGCAATCTTCGACAAGATGAGGCCCGACTTTTATTTTAAAGCCAATTGCTTAGATGCCGACTTGTCGTGGTTTTTCCCACGTCAAGGGCAGTCGGGGTTAATGCAAAAGGCTATTGAGATTTGCAATCGTTGTCCGGTGCGTCAAGAATGTTTTCACTACGCCATGAAAGGGCAAATTGAACACGGAGTTTGGGGTGGCACAAGCGCCGACCAACGCCGTAGGTGGTTTGCCGACAACGTGACCGCCGAAGATGCGTGGTTAGAACAGGCTGTCTAAGCCGCCTTTGTTGGTTTCACGCCGACGAGTGTACATTATTGTACGATAGCGAGAAGTTTCAGTGCATAAAGGGTGAAAGCCACCCTCAATATCTTCTAAAACCACGCACCAATTGTGGCACACTTCGCAAATAGCAAATGTCCAATCGGGATGCCTGATTTGCATTGCATCTTTAAACTCGGTGTTTTTGGGTTCAGTATTTTTGTGCTTACCCATTACTGCACAATAGCACAAAAAAACTTTCCGTGATAAAGGGCTTGACCCTCACGAATGACCACTTGCTCCGGCCAAACTCCACCATCATTTTCTTCATAGGTCAAGACAGCAATGCCTTGCTGCCAATCTTCGACCACCGGCACTGGAACACCGTCAAGGTCCATGCCACCCTTGGTGCTGGGTACAGAGCCATCAACGCGCGCCAAACAGCCCGCAGACAGGGCTACAATCGTTTTTGAGCCGTTCATATGACGAACAGTGCGCTCTGCCCATTCTCGGCGGTGAATGTGACCGTAGGCAACAGAAACGCGCTCATTGGCAAGATACTTGTGAGCAGTTGAACCGTTGCTAACAACGTTAGTGCCGTGAATAATTCGGAAGTTATCGTTGAGCCAAAATTCGTTGGCAGGATAGCCCGAAGCGTAAACAACATTGTATTCGTCAAGTCGGCACAGGTGGGGAACGCTCATCACCGGCCAATCATTCGGCACGTTGGCGCGCTTAATGCCAAACGCTGCTGCTGCATTGTCAAGCAGGTAGTTAGAAAGGCGCAACTCGTGGTTGCCCTCAAGCCAAATAATTTTAGCGTTGGGAGCAGCAGCACGAACCTGTGCAGCCATCAAGCCACCCCGGTCAACAGTTGCCTGAGTTGTGCGAGCAAATGCTGGGGTCAACCGGTACTTGCCCAATTCAGGGAAGTCCAAATTGTCACCATGCATGACAATTACATGAGGTTGAATTTCTTGAATAAGTTGAAGAGCCACATTGATTGCTTCTTCATCATGCGTAGGGTGCATGACGTTAAACTTGTCAAAGTAATAACCAATCTGCATGTCCGGCAACAGCACTGCGCGCTTGTAGCCATCGTCGGGCTGAGACTTTTTGACAGCAACAGGTTTAATTGTGATTGGCTTAGAAGGTTGAACTACAGGCCACTCCGGGCCATCTTCCCATGAAGGGCTAAACGAAATGCCCGACATGTCCACAACTTGCGCTTCACCATCTGCGTCTTTGTAGAACCCTTGATACAGGTTAATCTTTTGCACCTTGCCAACGTCATCAAGGTCAATTCCATTGCGCTCAAGAATGTCAAGAATCTTGTTGAGGTTTTTCTTGCGTTTCTTGTCTTCAGGAATAAATTCGGAAACGTCGGTCATTAGGGTTCCTCCCTAGTCGCAGCAACACACGCCTCGGCGGTGTTCTGATAGGCTGGTTTTTTTAGCAATAAAACCCCAATCCTGCAACACTTGTTGAATCTTAATGTTGGGAATTTCTGATTGAGGGTACGACAATGCTACGTTGAGTTTTGTGCGTTGCTCATCAGAAAGCGAAAGATTTGCTATTGAGCAGCGTTTTTGCGAAAGAAATTCGGAAACGTCAACTTCAGCCACGACAACTCCTTGTCTGGTAGTTAACGTAAGTATACACCATAAATGTCAAGAAATGCTAAATGGCGGTGTAGTCACAGTAAGTTGACCATCAAAACGCACTTTGGTAGCAGTTGAATCTTGAGCGTAACTTGTTGGCTCTCCAACAATGCTGTATTGCCAAAGCCCTGCGCCGTACGATGTGGTGTCAATAGTGGCTGTGTAATAGCCAACGTGTTGTGTGTCTTTGACGATTGTGCCGGTGGGGTCTCCGGTCGGTTCTGTGTAAGTAAACACAGTCGGTGTTCCACCTTCAACGGTAAACGCCACAACTACCTTGTCGGGGTAAACCGGGACGCCAGCAGCAGAGGTAAATGGAGTGCTAGTGTACAACGCAATTTTAGTGCCCAAAACGACTTTGGTTACTGGTGTCATGGCTGTCATTGTGATTCCTTAAACAGTCGGGAAAACAGGTTGCAGTTCAACCGTTCCTTGTTGATAAACAACTACATTTAAATCTGGCAGTTGTGGAGTAAGCCACACTGTATTTTGATAGGTCTGTGATTCAACGTAAGGCAAATTGGCAACTAACGCAACATTGCCAGCAGCAACCGTAACTAAAAGTTGTTGATTAAGACTTGGTGCCGGAGCATGAACGTTGCTTCCAAGTTGAACATTGTTCATGCAATTTGCTCCCAAGTTACCATTGTTGAGTTGTTGGTTCCATAACTTGTTGCATTAACTGTTGTTAACGTGGAACTTGTTGAAGTAGATTTTACCTGACATGTAATAGAAGCATTCGCACCGTTTGTTTGAATTAAAACTGAACCGGATTGATTAGTCGTTCCAGCAGTTGTTGTTACAAAATCAAGAGTAAAATTAAGTGTTGAAGCCCAAGTAAATCTCCAAGAAACAATTGCTGCAATATTGTTCATGGTTGAGTTAACAGTTACTCTATATGTTCCTGCATTTGGCAACGTAAAAACATTGGGAGTGGCCCATGTAACCGGTGAAGTTCCTGCTGTGTACATTCCTTGAAAGGGAATGTTAGCATAAGAGGTTGACAAAGCCAAACTGGTACTACCAAAAGGGCTAAATTGAGAAAAAGATTTAACGCTGCTTACGCCAGTAGCACCAGTAACTCCAGTAACTCCAGTGACTCCGGTTGGTCCAGTTGGACCTTGAGCGCCAGAAGGCCCGGTTGCACCAGTCGCTCCCACTCCGGTAACGCCGTTAGCGCCTGTAGGTCCAGTTGCCCCGACGGGTCCAGTTGCTCCAGTTGTGCCCACTCCGGTTGGTCCAGTTACACCAGTCACCCCGGTAGGACCAGTTGGGCCAGCAATCCCCTGCGGCCCAGTTGCACCAGTTGCACCAGTTGCACCAATACTGCCAACAACAGCAGTAATCCATTGACCTGAAGTTGAATCGTAATATTTAAGTTGTGTCACAATTTTTCCAATATCTGATTATGAAAGAACATAATAGAAAGTCAGTGTTGCTTGACTGCCTGCGTAAGTTGTACCAATAGAGGCTGGACTTGTTGAGCCAGTCATAAAAAAGGCAGCAGGAGGTGAAATCTGATTGAGCATTACTCCGTTGATGGATGCCAGCGTTGGCATGGTTGAAGCGGTGATGCACACCCCAACGTAGTAAATGCCGCTAGTTGGAACGGTGTAGGAAGTTGAAGAACCCGAAGCAATGGTGGCGATAGGCCAAGTGAACAAAGTGGAAGTTGGGATTGACGAGAGACCTTGCTGTGCTGTCGCAGCGACGAGCGTAAGGGTATTGCCGGAAGCAGTAAAGATGCCTCCCCAAGTTCCCGTGACCGTTGCTCCTGCTGTGCTTGTGGTAGTAGTGAAACTAATGTTGCTCACTACCGTTCCTGCCGTGAGGTACACAGAATTGACTCTAAACACACCTGAAGAGGGCTGAAGACCCGAAGTGAGCATTGCCCTTGGCACAGTCTCCGCAACTGCTGTGACACCACCAATGACTGGCAGCATTGCCGTAAGGTATTGGGCATAGTTGGGAAGATTGCTCCACGATGCAGCGTTTGTTGTTGAAGCCGTAAGAACCTGACCGGAAGCAGGCGTTCCGCTGATTGTTACACCCTGAACTTTTTTAACGGTTGCTACTCCTGTATTGCCAACCGTTACATCGCCAGAGAGCGTTTGCGGGTTGGAGCCAGTGAGCCAGATTGCATTAGTTGAACCGCTGATGCCTTGATACGAAACCGCCCCTCCTGCTGGTATTGGATAAGGTTGAACGGTTGCAGTGCCTTGGAAGGTGACTGCGCCGGGTTGAGTGGAGTTTGTGATGGTAAAAGTGTTTGTGCCAGTTGAGGCAATCGTGAACGAACCGTTGTATCCGGTTGGGGAGAGACCACCAAGGTAAACTGTCTGCCCGGTCAGGAAGTTATGGGTTGTTCCAGTTGTGATTGTCCAAGAGGTTCCATTGGTGGAAATGCCGCCAACCCCAACGACATAGCCCGAATAGGTCGTGCCGTAAGCGTTGAGGACGCTTGGTGAACCTGCCACCTGTCCATTCGGCAAGAGGTAAACCGTTTGATTGGAGGCATTGACGAGGATTTGCGGAACGAAGTTGTTTGTTGATGCAGAGTTGAGGGTCAGTGCCGTTGATACGGTTCCGTTATAGACCGCC